GATTGATCAAGTTAGTAACTTCCTTGATATCACACTTGAGAAGCTTATCCCACAAGACCAATTAAACGAGGCAGTTGCTAATACATATGCTCGTAAACAACTTGATAAAATTCGTGGTATGATTGGCATTGATGCTGATCATGTTAATGATTCAATCAAGGGTACAATTTCAGAAGGCAAAGAAAAAATTGATGAACTCAATGAAAAACTTAATGAATCTTATAAAGAGAATGAAACTCTTTTAGGTAAAATTAAGTCCATTGAATCTAAATCAATTTTAGAAGAGAAGACAGTTGGTATGCCTTCTGTTAAAAAAGATTTTATCTTTAAATTATTGAACGACAAAGACAGTTCTTACATTCAAGAGAATTTTAACTATGTTGTTGAGATGTTCGAGCGCAGTGAGGAAGAAACTGCAACCGAACTTGCTAGTGAAGCTACATCCAAAGCCCAAAGCTTTGGTGCAAAGGTTCCTACAAGAGAAGTTGTTGTTGAATCCACAAGCGCATCTGACGAGCCAAATGGCATCGTAAGCGAATATCTGAATGAATTAAAGAGAAAGTAAGCTTTGCTTACTGTTCTTATTAATTCTGTATTCTATCCATAGGAGGACAAACAAATGAAAAATGTAAACCCAGCAGCTGGCTACATCAATCGTTCTCGTGCACAGCAGTTAGTAGAAAAATGGGCTCCAGTTCTTGATTACTCATCCGATAAGGTTGCAGCAATCGAAAACGAGCACCAGAGACTATCAACTGCGATTCTCATGGAAAACCAAGAAAAATGGTGTATTGAAGAAGGCGGTAACGTCTCAGGTACAGCAGGTGTTTTTGGTGGTACAGGTCCAGTATCTGTTGGAAACGGATTTAGTGGCGATACATACGCCCAAGGAGACGCTCGTCTTCCAAAAATCCTCATCCCAATGGTACGCCGTACTTTCCCTGAGTTGATCACAAATGAGATCGTTGGTGTTCAGCCAATGAGCGGTCCAGTAGGACTTGCATTTGCACTTCGTTATCGCTATGAGGCAAATAGTTTAGGTTCAAACGGTCTTGATATCAACGGTGGTTCAGGCAGTGGTCAATCTACCTACACAGGTGGAAATGGCACAGTCTACAATCGTCAGACATCAGATCAAAAGGAACTTGGCTATCAGTATTTGGATACACGATTCACTGGCACATCATCCGCTCAATTGAGTGGTGGTGAAGACTTTGACATTCTTGGTCAAGACCAAGGTGTTGCAGCACTTCTCAGTCAGTTTGAATTGACAGGTAACATCCCACAGGTTGTTGTTGAGTTCAGCAAGACAGCAGTTGAGGCAGGCACACGCCGTCTCGCCGCTCGTTGGTCAGTTGAACTTGAGCAAGATCTCAAGAACATGAACGGTTTAGATATCGATTCTGAATTAACAAACGCAATGTCGTATGAAATTCAGTCCGAAATCGACCGTGAAATGGTTATTCGTATGATCCAAGTATGTCTTACAGCAGGAAAAGGCCCCGGATACACATACTGGTACGCAGCATCAGCCGACGCACGTTGGTTAGGTGAGCGTAACAGGGATTTCTACTCAAAGGTAATTGTTGAAGCTAACCGCATCGCAATTCGTAACCGCAGAGGTAGTGCTAATTTTATTATCGCTACTCCTCGTGTTTGCGCTATCCTTGAGATGCTCCCTGAATACCAGTGGATGCCCGTAAACGGAAACATCAACACCCAGCCAACTGGCATTGCCAAAGTTGGAACACTAGGTGGTCGTTTCCAAGTTTATCGTGACACTCGTACCGATGCACAATTCCTTAACGGAGACAGAGGTGACGTTAACGATCCTGCCAATGCACTTGAGTATGCCTTATTAGGCTACAAGGGAACTGAATACTATGATACTGGTATCGTATATTGCCCATACATCCCTGTGATGATACAGCGCACAATCGGTCCTAATGACTTCTCTCCAAGAGTAGGTCTTATGACACGTTATGGCGTTGTTGACCACATATTTGGCGCAAACTTATACTATCACGTTATTATAGTTAAGGGTCTTGGAGCACAAGGCTTCCAAGGCGGCGGCAACGGTTACGTCAGCTATCTCTAAGAGGCAACGACACGCAATCAAAAAGAAC